CTGTTCTGTTTTGAGGCTTATCCCTTGAACGGAATATTCCTGAAAAGATGCCCATAGTTAATCGACCTCCTATATAAATAAGATGCCACGGTCATCATAAACCGAGGCACTGTTGGTGTTGCCACAACGAATGGCTCTGTCAAGTGCCATGATTGTTGCAACGGCACCATCGATTTTTTCTGTTGATTTAGCTTTATCTGCTTTAATGTTTCCCGCAGGGTCAGTCTTAATATAGATGTTATCCATCATCCAACGAAGAACGGGATGCCCGCCATGGGCGAGTTTCTTTTCCAGTGCGAGTTTCATCAGTTCTTTTGTCGGCGGAGACATATCTTTATATCCCTGTCCGAAAGGAACCACTGTAAATCCCATACCCTCAAGGTTCTGAACCATCTGAACAGCACCCCATCGGTCATATGCAATTTCACGGATGTTGTATTTTTCACCCAGGCTCTCAATGAACTTTTCAATGTATCCGTAATGAACAACATTGCCTTCCGTGGTCATAAGTAAGTCTTGCCGTTCCCAAATGTCATACGGCACATGGTCACGCCGAACACGCAGGTCTATGTTTTCCTCGGGAATCCAAAAGTAAGGAAGAATAATGTATTTATCGTCCTCATCTTCCGGAGGGAACACCAACACAAAAGCTGTGATGTCTGTTGTGGATGAAAGGTCAAGACCGCCATAACAAACTCGTCCTTCAAGTTCAGATTTGTCTGCAGGAAAAGCACAGGCGTCCCAAACTGCCATAGGCATCCAACGAACAGCTTGTTTTACCCACTGATTAAGACGAAGTTGACGAAAGGCATTCTCTTCGCCGGGATTTTGCTTTGCCTGTTCGCAGGCTTGCTGAACCTTGTCGATACCGACTGTCACACCAAGAGAGGGATTTGCTTTCTTCCATACCTCCGGGTCTGTCCAATCGTCATCATCATCCGCTCCGTAAATGACGGGATAGAATGTTGGGTCAACTTTTCGACCTTCTATAATGTCCTTTGCCTTCTGATGTGTTTCATAACAAATAGATTGCGTATCTGTTCCGGCTGTTGTTATAAGAAAATACAGAGGTTGCATTCTTGCATCACCGGAACCCTTTGTCATTACATCAAAGAGCTTTCTGTTTGGTTGAGTATGAAGCTCATCAAAGATAACGCCGTGAGTATTGAACCCATGCTTGTTTGCCACATCCGCAGAAAGTGCTTTGTACTTACTGCCTGTGGGATTATATGTCATTGTCTTTTGGCTGGCTTGGATTGTCATTTTGTTTTTGAGCAATGGACTTCGCCTTACCATTTCCAATGCAACATCAAACACGATTCGTGCCTGGTCTTTGTCCGCAGCACAGCCGTAAACTTCTGCACCCGGTTCAAAATCAGCACAAAGTAAATACAAGGCAACAGCCGCCGCTAATTCCGACTTGCCTTGCTTCTTTGGGATTTCTATATAGGCGGTATTGAATTGTCTGTATCCGTTGGGTTTTAGAATACCAAAAATATCACGAATAATTTGTTCTTGCCAGTCAATCAATTCAAAAGGTTTTCCGTCCCATGTTCCTTTTGTGTGACAGCAGAACTTTTCGATAAAGCAAACTGCGTGGTCTGCTGCATCCTTATCATAGTAACTGTCTTCCGCCATAAAGCGAGTTGGTTTATAATTTTTTAACTTTCGCAAACGCTGTCACCTCCTACAAATGGCATAAAAAATAGCCGTCACCATAATTGGTGCGACCTTCATACAACGAACAGAGCCTTTCGGCTCCGTTTCGGCTTCATGCCGAATTTTAATTATGTTCGTTCAGTAAAATGCAAAGTGCCAATTTGGCCTCTTCGGTGGTAGGTTCTATATCCCAACCTCTGTCATAGTTGGCAATTTCCTTACCATCAAGTTTCAATGTCAGCTTGCTGATTTTTCCACCGTTGATTCCTAACTTACAGCCTTCTTCATAAACCTTTATCCAGTAGTGAACGACCTTGTATTTGCCCTCATTAGGAATGCCGATTGTTCCTTCTTTCCACATTTTTGAACTCTCCTTATATCTTCAACATTCTGATTGCTGGGATTATTGCCCTTTTGTTGCTCCGCCAATCCTTGTGATTTGCGTTGACCTTTGTCAAGCCTGCCATTTGGTAGCCGTGCTTTTCAAAAGCTTCAAGAGTTTCAATCAAGCCGGAGAAGGTGCTTGAAATGGTGAATTCGTAAATGCCATTTTCTTTGAGGCAGTTTACAATGTCCTTGATTTCATTTTCCCAAATGCACTCGCTGAAGTCGATTTTTTCATTCTCGGCTTCAATGCTGTTGCGGTATGCCCAAAACAATGTGGGGTTGATTCCGGCTTCTCTAAGACTTGAAACCTTGTTTTCGATTGCCTGTTCAAATGCCATAATCTTTTTCATGTTTTTGCACTCCTTAAATTCCTTTTCCCCAAGCGATGTTGTTTTCTGTTCTTTTTGCAATCATACCCTTGCGAAGTTCTGAGAACTGCTCGTGGTTGATTTGGTAACTGCTGTAGGCTTTGCAAATTGCAATATGTGCATCAATGAGGTTGTTTTGTGTTTTTATCGCCTCGACCTGTTTTTTGAATTCTCTATATGCTTTCATTGTGGTGTCCTCCGTTCCTTTTGTTGTACACATATTAACTCTAAAAGAACATTATATCAAGTCAATTTGCAACAATATATTACACAATGATTTTGCAGAAATTTGTACATTTTACAGCTGATTTTCATCACCCGTTAAAATGAATTTTACATATTCTGCACGGTTATATTGGAGAAATAATACAAGGTCATAATATCCCATGTTCTTTGCAAGACTACTAACTTTCGGAACATCAAACATATTCGTAAGTCCCGTTTTTCTTATTGCAAGAATCTGTTCTTTGACTTTACTGTCCATCGTCAATCCTCCTGCAAGAATCCTCACCATAAGCAACCCCCAGGGAACTGCCACAATCCCAAGCAACATGGATGGTCGCCATATCGTCAACCCCCTTAACTGTACCGAGACAGCCTGGAGTAAGTTTGGTATTGTACGGGTCTTTCATTGAAATAAGTTCGACTCTGCATCCAACAGGATACTGTTTGCGAACTCGTTCTACAACTTCTTTGTTTGGAAAATTCATTGTGCTGCGCCTCCTTTAAAATTTGTAGTCACATATTACCGCTTAATTCAGTATATATCAAGTTATATACGCAAAATATAACGGAGAATTATTCGCCTTTATTTTGTGTATAGTACACGATGCCCGTAAGCACATAAACCACATTCGGAAGTGCAACTCCGTTACCCCACATTTTATATTCGGCAGAGTCAGAGTGTGGGTTCTGTAACCATTTGAAGATTTGCTTCCTTGTTTTCGGTTTGCTTGATGTTCCCATAATCTTGCGGTGTGTTTCAAAAATTTCTGCCCAACGTGTGAGCTCATCTTCGGAAGGAAGTTTGTCACCAAGGTCACCGCACCACCAATCGGGGAAACCTTGAAGTCTTGCACATTCGGTAGGAGTAAGCCTTCTAACAATGTATTCAAGACCATCTGTGTCATTGATGAGCGGAGGGTCTTTGTAGTCGGTAGCAACAAGAGTATTTGCGAGTTCTTCTTCAGCCAATGTAAAAAATGACGCCTTGCTGCTTGAGTATGTAGGTCTATTTTTTACCTCAACGACTCCGTTATGGTGTCCGGGACAAGTTCCATTGACAAGTGTATTGCTACACTCTTCCAGGAAGTACTGACCGACATCCCTTGTAGCTGAAGGGTCAAATCCGTAAGGAACAGCAACTGCATCGGGGCCGACAGCCTTTAATGTGGAACTAACACCATCATCGGTGATTCCCATTTTCCTTGCGAAGTTTTGTCCGCAGTTGTAACTCTCCCTGTCGATGGCGTAAACAACAGCATGGCGGTCAACTGTATTTAAGGTGTACATAACATCGCTTTCTGCATAGCCATTGCCGTGATGAGATGGCCTTGAACCATTACCTTCAACAATTGCGATTCCACCTTGATTGCAAGAGGGATTTCCACCGTTGCCATCAAGGGTTCGAGAGGTATCTGCTTTGTAAAATCCACTGTTAGGATTGGAAGATTTCATTGCGTTACTGTCTTTTGAGCAGACACCGAAAGCGGTCGGTTCTACAACAAATGGCTGGTTGTTTCCGCCGGTACCATAGGTTGCAGCCACAGTCTGTGCAACATTAAGAGGCCCCACATAGCGGGTATCTTGCGAGTGGTTTTCATATACAGTGGCAGGAACAACACCGGCTCGAAGTGTCGGTGCTTTTTCTGTTTCATATCCAATGCCGTGGCTGTTAGCAGAATGCTCTGTACAAAATCCCGCCGATTCCATTACGCAAGGTGGATGGTGTGCTTCTGCACGGAGAGGAGGAATGAATCCTTCTGTCACATCCATTCGATTGCCGCCTTGGTCATTTAAAACCATCACGCCGTTTCTACCCGTGGACATCCCACAGTTTACACCGAGCGTTGCAGCTGTATCATCGGTTAAACTTCCGTTGTATCCATCGATGCCTGTCGCAGGAGTGCTTTCTTTAGAAGTTCCGGCAGTTCTTTTCCACGGGCATTTGCTCGGTTCAAGATTCCTAAACAAGCCTTCTGACTCAAATAGTATTTTACTGGCACACCCACTGTTAAAATCTGCGACAAGATAGATACGTCTTCTTCTTTGGGGAACTCCCCAAAACTGCGCGTCAACGCATCTCCATGCGATACTGAAATCATCTCCCAGGATTTCTCCGGCTCCTGTCCATTTTCCTTTGGGAGGGAAAGGGATAGCATAGTCACCTTTGACGGATGCGACCGCCTCGAGGACTGCTTTAAAATCTTCTCCTGCATTAGAGGAGAATGCTCCGGGGACATTTTCCCATACGATGTATCGAGGTTTTTGTCCATTTGTTTTGCACCTCATTTCTTTTACGATTCGGATTGCTTCATAAAACAAGCAAGAGCGTTCTCCGTCAAGACCACTTCGTTTTCCCGCCACGCTCATATCTTGGCATGGACTTCCGAAGGTAATAATATCAACAGGGGCAATTTCTGCACCATTTATGGTTGAAATATCACCGAGGTGTTTCATCTGCGGAATACGTTTGCTTGTAACTCTTATAGGAAAAGGCTCAACTTCCGATGCCCATAAAGGTATCACACCAGAAATCAAGCCTCCCAATGGAAACCCCCCGGAGCCGTCAAAAAGACTGCCGAGGGTCATAGGTGTTTTATTCATTTTCGCCAACCTCCTTAACAAGGTCAGAGTAAGGAATTTCCTTTCCATTACGGATTACATAAACATTATCAGCATCATCTGTGTCTTCCACATATCTGCGTAAGATGACAGATGCATACTTTTCATCAAGTTCCATTGTGTAACAGATGCGACCAGTTTTTTCACAAGCCATAAGAGTAGAACCGCTGCCGCCAAAGGTATCGACCACAATAGAATTCTCACGGCTGGAATTGCCAATAGGATATGCTAAAAGGTCGAGAGGCTTTGATGTAGGATGGTTTTTGTTTTTCTTCGGCTTATCAAAGTTCCAAATAGTGGTTTGACTTCTGCCGGCATTCTTGCTCCAGTAGTGTTTTCCATTTTGAAGGAAACCATAAAGCACGGGTTCGTGCTGCCACTGATAATCACTTCTACCAAGCACAAGAGAGTTTTTCACCCAAATGCAACAGCCGGAAAGGTGAAAGCCTGCATCAATAAATGCTTTGCGGAAGTTTAACCCTTCTGTGTCAGCATGGAATACGTAAGCAGCACCACCTTTTTCAAGGTGTTCAGCCATGTTCTTAAAGGATGCAAGAAGGAACTCATAGAACTTTTCGTTTTCCATCTTATCATTTTTAATAGAAAGACCATCGGAACTTTCAAACGCTACATTGTACGGAGGGTCAGTTAATACAAGGTTTGCTTTTTTGCCATTCATTAGCAATGTGACATCAGCAGCACTTGTTGCATCACCACACATCATGCGGTGTCTTCCGACCATCCAAATGTCACCCTTTTCAACAAAGGAGGCTTTTTCCAATGCATCGTTCAAATCAAAGTCATCATCTTCTATTTCTGTTTTATCATTCTCGGCAAAGAGGTCAGCGAGTTCATCATCGTCAAAACCAACAAGGCCGATATCAAAATCCATACCTTGCAAGGACTCGATTTCGATTTTTAGCATTTCTTCATCCCAACCTGCATCAAGTGCCATTCTGTTGTCAGCGAGGATGTATGCTTTCTTTTGTGCCTCAGTGAGGTAATCCACAAAGACGCAAGGTACTTCATCAATACCTTCTTCTTTGGCGGCCATTACTCTGCCGTGGCCTGCTATGATACCAAAGTCCTTGTCAATAATGACAGGATTTATAAAACCAAATTCACGCAAGGATGAGCGAAGTTTCATTATCTGTTCCGGGGAATGGGTTCGAGCGTTATTTACATATGGCACTAATTTTGTAATGGAAACCAATTCCATTTGAGTAGTTGTTCTTCCCATATGCGCCCTCCTTAAAACAGACCCCATTCAGCAAACTTTTCAAAACCTCCAAGAGAGGAAATGAACTGACGAGCAATATCTACAATTTCAGAATAAGGTCTTCCATCAATTTCTGTATCTCCGATAGCACAGCAGAGTTCAATAGGTTTTCCTGTTTCCTGTGCTTTGAGGAATGCATAAATGTTTACAGATACATCCGCTTTGGAGAGGTCTTTTCCGTGAAGTCCGCCACCGGTTACAGAGTCGGCCATGTCAGAACCGAGTTTTCTGTTGGTAGCACCCGTATCAACATTCGTTCCGCCCGTCCAATCACCGAGAGGGTTGATTTCTGCACCCTCATAAATTGTCTTAAGCTCTTCTGTTTTTGCGTTGCTCTGACAGAGGATAAGACGAACGCCATCCATTATGTACTTTCCGTCATAAGGGTAATGCTCATATATGCTGCGAGCAATACAAGAAAGTTCCTTCTGTTCTTGTGTCAAAGGCATACCTTTGAAAATGCCATTATCGCCGCACTTAAAACCTTTAGACTGATTCTTCGTAAGGTGCATATCCTGCGGTGAGATATGCAAGTCAACCATAACATCACCTGCAATTCGATTTACTGCACGGGCAATGTCGGTTTTGTTTAAGTCAGCTGTGGTTTCAATTATCACGTGGCAAACACCATGTCCTACCAAAACCTCAACTGCTATTTTTGGATTGTCTTCTGATGCATAAGCTAAATCAACAATAGCTCCCGCAATTCTATCTGCCACCTTGTCCGGATGGCTCGGATTTACTTTTTCAATCATGGTTAGAACCCCTTTCTTTGTTTTAATAACCTTTCAAGGTCATCATTTGGATTTGTACCGGAAAAATCAACGGA